TTCTTGCCATCCTTCTGGATATATAGGGTTCTCGTTTTCATCAACCTCCAACCCTCTCCACAGTACATCAACTGAATACTTATCGCTGAATATTGGAGGATTATCTTCGTCTGCAACGTTAGTGGTTAAAAAACCTAATTTAACGACTGTATGTATGTGAGAAGGGTAAACCTTACCTTCTTCCTCAAAAGTCCCTAAAGCATTTATTAATCCAATCGCTTGTGCTTCTGAATCAAAGTTATATTTTTTATAAATCATATTACGTTGTTAGTGATGTTAGTTGGGCATCTGTTAATCCTTCTTTAAATACTGCAATACATCTTAGCTTTCCTTCAAATGGCAATCCACCACCTCCTCTCGCACTTTCTATTTTAGTTAAAGTATTTGCAGAATATATTGAACCACCACCTACAACGGAATCTGTAAGTTGACTTCCGTTCACAAAACAAGCGAAATCATTCTGTTTGAATCTCAAACCTATTTTTAAAAAATTAGTTATATCAAAAGAAGTTGTTATGAATTTTGCTTGGTTTGTACTTACTTTAACTGTTAGTTGAAGTTCGTTTGAAGTAGTTGTGTATCTAAATCTAATAGTATTAGTAGTGTTGCCTGCCGATAAACTAATATTTCTGTCAACTAAATTGTTATCCAAAGCAGCTATTTCAGCGTAAAATGTACCTTCCGTTGAATCAATTAAAGATGTGTCTAACGTTGTGTTTAATCCAAATGTATCTTTTTCTTTTGTTACTGTACTTCCACTTGTAGGAATATATGATGTTGGTTTTGTTGCATTATCATTGTTTGAAGTTTCGCATTGCAATCCGTACAAAAAATGAAATTCTCCATCGCCAACAAATGAAGTATTTTCATTAGCATTTGCAATAATCAAACGAATAGTACCATTAACATCTGTTGTTGTTTTAAAAGCCATTGAACAACGATACCATCCATTCCCATAATCTTCAATAAATGCACCCGATGTATTTTGTTGTGTTCCTAAAACACCCGTATTAACATTAAACCAAGCACGTTTATTATTTGTATTATAGCTGTCCGCAGCAATAGCAAAAAAATCAACACCACTTCCTTTTTTAACAAAAACAGAAATGATATTCGTATTATCAGAAACAACAATGGTATTAAGCATTTTAACATGATGAATGTTACTTGATGTATCACAAGTCAATTTCATGGAATTATTAGTACCATCGGGTGATGTAGCTTGATTTGCGGTCAATGTCGCATTTTCATCACTTGGAGAAGATGAACCACTAAAAACAGCACCTTGTGATAAATCATTTGAATAAGTTGCAGTATTAGTTGCTTGTGGTTCTATAAGCCAATGATTTGCACCTAAGAAATCTAATCTTGGTTTATTTTGTTCTTCAATACCAATAGTTCCAGCCCCCTTAACTCTTGATGCAGTACCTACTTTACTACCGCTTGTAGCCCTTAAAAAATCTAAATCAGCAAATGGTGATTCTTTTGGTTTAATAGCATTTATACTACCAACATCATAACCCGTAGGTGTTATTATTATACTTGCCTTTTGTAATAAATTTGCCATTATGTTATATTTTCAAATGCTTGTAAAATATTAGTTGTTCCACCTTCGTGTTCAAAGAAAGTTGACCTTTGTTCTAAAGCCTTTAGTAAACCACCAATTTCAGAAACTAAATCTTCATATATCTTACCCCAACTTATAGTGTTATCAGTTACTCCGTTACCGAAGTTTGTTGTTTCGTTTATCTTTCCCCAACTTATTGTATTTGCCATTTAAATATTCTTGTAGTTTAACAATGTTTTTTTCCTTAGGCTTATATCCTTTGTTTATAGTACCCATCCAGTATAATTTATATCTCTTTCGGGATAAATACCCCCATTTTGATTCTGAATAAACTCTGGAAACAGATTACTGTTAAAATTCATATACTGTATAAATCTCTCCGTATAAAATTCAGCAGTATCTTTAGCTTTGTTTACAAGCATATTTATTTCATCGGGTTCTACCGATGTAGAGTTTTCACTATTATGTTTAAATATACCTCCGTTTGAAATTTGATATGCTGCAAATGGAATATAAGCTACTTGCGAATACCAAACCAACATGGGTTTTACATAGTCATTTACTAAAGACAAGTAATTACCTTGCAAGCCTGCATTGCTTGCTGCGTCTGTTTGTAGTTTATCATATAACTTCGACCCAAGTTGCAGTTGTATATTTGTATCTTGCGCAACCTCAACAAACTGAACCAACTTATCAGTATCTAAATTACCATCAAATATAGACTTTCTCTTTAGTTCATCTAATGTTATAAATAATATCTTGCTCATAATTATTTTTTTGATGCAAAACGACCTTTATCTGGTCTGTTCCAATTAGCTTGACTTACTTCTTTAGGATTGTTAGGTGATTTAAAACCTTCGTTGTTGGCAGAAGATTCACTTACAACACTATCAGAAGATACCTTCTTTTTATATACTTTACGTTCAAAGATGTGTTTGCAATTAACTCCACCTTTCCACTTGAACAGACTGTAATTTCTGCCCTTGTGTCCATGCTTTTTATTTACACCTCTAAAGGACATCATGTTTATATCTTCTAATCTAAACACAACACCTCTATTAGCTAAATCCATCATCTTTGTGCAGAATAATCTACTTTTTTTAGAAGGTACTACTTCTTTGTAAGAATACCTTACTTTGTATCCTGCATTGTCTTGTGTAGATTCTTTTGTAGGTTTTGCATCAGAAGCAGTAGGCTGTGATAGTTTAGTAACATCAAAATCCTCTTTACCATCCATAACATCTTCTCTATACACAAGTTCCCAATCATTAGAAACAACTTCTCCTAATTCTTCTAATTGGTCTAATAAATCTTGACCTTCATCTTCTGTTATTTGGTTCTTTTCCTCCGAAGAAAAGAACCCTTTTATCTTATTAATTAACCCTTTGTCAGATGATAACTTCTCCCCAGTTTCTTCTTCTCTCTTTACTTTGGTAGAAATATTTTCCAATTCAGTAAACTCAATAGGTTGTAAAGTAACAAAATACAATTCTAAGTTAATACGGTTAAACGATAGTAATTCCTTAAAAGCATCAATTAACATCGTTTGGAATGGTCTAATCACAATGTTATCCATCAATATACTTGCAGTTCTTAATTCCTCTGCATTGTTACCAAAACCAGTATTATCTTTAATACCTAATAAAATAGGTGATACAACACCATGCCCAATCATAATCTTCTCTCTACTTTCTGTTGCTAAGAAATCATACTGTGCGTGTGCATCGGGTAAATGGATTGGTTCTACTGTTGACTTTGATTCTGAATCTTCGTTAAATGCAAGGATAAACTTTCCTGCGTTTGAAGTACCGCTAAATTTATCGTAAACCTTATTCTCAATTATCTGTTGTGTTTCCTCATTAGGGATACCATTATTAAAGTTCATCAACAAAGATGGCTGTAAGCCATTTTGTATGTTGTTTATATGGTAATTAGAAACTTCTTCTTCTAATGAACAATACTGTAAGCAACCTTGATAATCTACTGGCGTGTAATAGTAAAAACCGCTTCTGTATGGTTTTACTACATATATTTCGTTTAGTTGATTTTCAGTACCATTGCCAAAAGAAGGTATTCTTTTTGGCTTGTCATTATGCTTAATTTCTTTCCAATTCGGGTGATAGTAATAGGCTTTTATTTTACCATCTTTTGCTTTTTCAGCACGAAGTGTTTCCATTGGAAAATGTAAAATCTTATCTATTTCCCTCTTACCGTTCTTGTATATAACTTGCATAGAAGCCATCCCAAGAAGTTTAATATCATTTACAATCTTCTTGACTTCTTTAGGTCTAAGCAAAATTTGCATTTTACCAAATTGAGTAGAATTTATTTCTGAATCAGTAGCGTTTAAACCACGACCATAAATCATATCTACGATACCATTTATACATCTTGAATTAGTTGCACTTCCTAAATACCTTTCTACTAAATCATTGAAATAAAGATTATCTTCTCCGTATTCTACCCAATCATTCTTTTGGTTTTCTTCTACCTTAGGTATTTCATAACCAGATAAAGAAAGCATCCTTATGCTATTCTTGTATTCTTTTTTACTTCTTCTACTCATTTTGTTTGTTTTCTAAGTATTCTTCGTAAAGACCTAATTCTATTAATCTGCTTTCAAAAGCGGATATAGAAGTAAATTTTTCATCATTATCAAAACCACTTATTAATGTTTGTCCAACAGACAATTTACCATAATGGTAAATGTCTGCATTATCCTTAGACAATACGTAATACTTTTCTGTTGATGATTTATTTATATTTATCATACTTGCCCACCATCTGAAATTGTCCAAGAGTATGTAGTTCGTAACGTTTCTCTTGCTGTTGCAGCAGCACCACTTGAATATTTAGAACCTCCCATATTTAAAGATACATTGCTTTGTAAGCTTTGTAATGCCCAACCTATCAATAATGAATCATAAGTTGATGTATCTAATGGTTTTGCAGCATCGATAAAAGCATTTGAAAAATCTGAAATGTGTGCTACATCCCAACTTCCCAAGTTTGGAATATTTACTACGTTTGAATATGCAAACGCATTTTTAAGTTTACCACTCGAACCAATAGTTGGCGTATCTGTTGCAGTTAAAGAACTTAAACCATCACAACTTTTAAAAGCATCCTCCATTGTTTCATACGTTAAATTTCCCCATTGTTTAATATCAGTTAGAAAAAGTCTTTCAGCAGCGGTTAAAACTCTACCAAATTGAAAATTAGTAAATGTACCCGATATTTTAACGTCATAGCTTCCTGCACTTGCATAAGTGTGTGTCGGTCTTGTTAAACTTGTAATCGTGTCTGAATTACCATCTCCCCAATCAACAACATAATTTGGTGAATTGTTAAAACCTACTTGGCTGTAACTCCTTGTTCCAATTTTCACTTGTTGGTTCGCAGATGTAGTCGTAAATTGTAATATTGCACCTGCAAATGATGATGGTGCTTGCCATTGTGAAGCATCGTTTGGATAGTAGTCATTATCATTAGCATATCCATCCCCATCTTTATCTGAATCAGCAGAATCAGCAATACCATCACCATCTAAGTCAGCGTAAGTTGAAGAAGAATCTAATGGGTTACTACCATATAAAGTTTCGTTTGCATCAGTCTGACCATCTCCATCATCATCTGTGTCAAGATAATTATATATACCATCCCCATCTGTATCAATAAATCCAGATGATGTTATTTCTGTGTATTGACTGCCACTTGGTGCTTGTGTACTGTTGTGCGTTGTAACACTTGATGGCATATACCAAGTTGTATTACTCGCATCATCTATAAACGTGTGAGTATGTGAAGTACCAGAACCACCAATTTGAGAATCTAAATAATTAGCTTCTGCTTGTGTTGCAAATAAAGGATAGTAATAATACTCTGTGTTTGAAATGCTTGTGTCAACACCGTAAATAAATCTGTAATTCAAAGTAACAGATGGTGCGCTACTTGAAGGTGATGCGCTACTTGAAGGTGTTGCGCTTGAAGATGGTGCTGCATCTCCAACTATTATATACTTTTGTGAATTAGAATCACTTCCTACGAATGTGGTGTATTTAGGGTTGTTTAAAGTATGTGATTTAATTTTAGATGTTTGAGAAGTACAATATATTTTATCTCTGTATAATAAAGTAGCACCTTGCTTTACCTCA